TACACCGTCAGTATCCATTACCAATGGAACGTAACCTTTTGCCATGAAGAACTTAATCATTTGACGTAGGTATTGTCTTCCCGTACAAGTAATTTGTTCACCCATATACATGTCACCCCAAGCATAAACCTGAGGAGCAGATAACGCACCGAACATGGAGTTAATAAAGATTTTGATTGGTAATTGTTTGTTACCGTATGACTCAGATTTTTTTCTATCTGTTTCGTAGTACTGTTCTGCCAAGTTTTTATATCTGATACGAGTATCTCGGAACCACTTCAACATACCTTTCATCGCACCCGTTACGTCACAGTCAGGAAATACGTCATGTACCAACTGAATGGAGGGGTATAGAGACGAGAAGTCGAGCTTGAGTACATCCTTACTATATCCCACCTTAAGTAGTCGTGAGAGACCTCCTACGAAGTCAGTCTTGGATTCCTTGGCAGGAATCGCAATGTTATGTTTATAAGACCACGCCATCATCAACATTTTCCATAAGGTAGCAGTACCCATAGTAGATACTCTCTCATACGTAGTTGGAATCATCGCAGCAAGTAAGAATGAACCTTGATTAAATTCTTGGTCTACTTTCAAGGTTTCGTCCAAGTCATCATCAAGATATCTTTCAACCAAGTTGTCACCTGTAGTTTTAATGTAAACATCTTCTCTACCTTCACAAATTTTATCAATCTTTGGGTCTAACCCCACTTTACGATAATTTCCATTCTGAATGTTTAACCAGTATTCCTCTTTCTTAGTGTAGAATGGAGCGATGTCCAAGTGGTCAATGTATACTCGGTCTTTAGCCTCAGCATTAATATATTGGGTAATGTATTTCAAACCAGCCGACTTAATACTTGAGTTGATTGCTTGTGCTCTACGTACCGCATGGATAATATCAATAACATTATATCCCCAAATGGAAGTCTGAGTATATAACTCAACTTCGTTTGCAAGTTTCAACATACCCTCTTTTCTTGTGAATGAGTGGTCGGGGTGTAATGAACGACAAATCTTCTTTGGGTCAATACCCAAAATTTTACATCGTTCGAATATCCAATGCCAGTCGAAGTTTGCAGAATTGTATCCACCAATAATACTTGGTTTCAATTCATTAATAATATTGAAAAACTCTATGATAGCACCCCTCTCTTGAGATTCGTCAATACATTCAATTACTTTATGATATCCTTTGTTTGTTTTGATTCCAATCATGAATATACGACCGTCTTTTGGTTCCAATGCGGTCGTTTCCAAGTCAAATACCAATCGGGTAACTTGGTTATAATCTTCAAATCCTTTGAACAATCTTTTTTCTTTTGAAACAAGATATTGTTCAACAGGAGATAAAATAATTATTTTATCTTTTGTTCTCTCACCCCACGGGTCGCATCCACCTTCTCTAAAAAATTGAACAAGTTCACGATAACCTTTCAGAGATTTAACCATGAAGGTCATACCTCTTTCTAATCTTTTATTACCGTGTGTGTCGAGTTTTTCAATCATGATACCATGTTTGGTCATGGCTTCCTTCTGAGCGGCTTTTGAACCACCATAAAAGTTGATGTCTCGTAAATCACCAACCCATGCGAATGGGGTAAACGTATCCTTACGGATTTCTTTACCTTTGCCAGGAATTTCTTTGATTTTGTAGATGGTATTTGAAGCGTAGTCGAATTCGATTGCGACTATAAATTCTTCGGGATCGTTTCCGTGCAGGAACGATTCAATTTCTTGTTCTGTAAACATTGTCTATATACGAGTGGTTTATTGGCTTTCACACTAACGTGAAGTTTACCTTGCTCATCGTAAATAAATATAACAGAAATTTGTGTCTTGTCAAATTAACAACAAGCAGTTTCGGAAATGAAACTATCTTGGATATTAATGTATAGTTCTTCTCGAATCGGTAGTATTAAACTACCCTCGTCATTTCTAATTAAAAATTGCCCCTGATATCTGCCAGGAGTATTTGTGTCTCTTGAGGTGAACTTGAAATAAATATAGTATTCGGGTGCGGCTCCCAAAGGTAAAATTAAATTAACGATTTCACAAGGAGCGGAAACAATCTTGGGTATTCCTGTTTCCACATCAATCATGGTAAAAAATATAGTCGAGACCTCAAGGTCTTCCATGAGTTGTTGGTAACCTGCTCTTCCGTCTTTTACAACTTGGAGTTTCAAAATTGGTAAGGTAGCCCCTTTTTTAATATACCATTCCATTCTTTTTCTTTATTAATAAATATATAGCACATTTGTTTTGATAAAGTGAAACTTTAATCATTCATCAGATATTTATACTATATGGCAAGACCTACAAAATTAGAAGAAGATCGAAAAGTTAAATTTGGTATCAGTTTAGACCCTGAAATTTTTAATCGGATGGTTAAAGATAAAACAAAAAAATCAACATTAATAGAGAAACTACTCAGAGAGTATTATGGAAAAAAAGATTTGTAGTAAATGTAGAATTGAGAAGGAGGTTTGTGAATTCAATAAAAAATCGGTTTCAAAAAATGGTATCCAATATTACAAAAGTAGATGTAAAAAATGTCAGAGTGAGGACGAAAAAATCAAAAGGGATTCGAATCCCGAACAATATAAAATTTGGTATGATAAAACCCGTGTTGATAGAAATAAATGGAGGTCAGAGTACTATCATTCTAATAAAGAAATAATTTTAGTACGGAATAAACGTTATAATAAAATTTCACAAAACAATCGTAAACTAAAATATCACGAAGATAATTTATATAAGTTAAGGCATATTTTAAGTTGTCGAATGAGAAGTTTATTAAAATTAAATTCTTTTAACAAAACAAAATCATTTAATAAGGTTATTGGTTGTCCTCCAATTTTTCTAAAAAAACACCTTGAAAAACAATTCACAGATGGGATGTCTTGGGGAAATCACGGATTATATGGCTGGCATATAGACCACATAATACCATTGTCATCAGCTAAAACCGAAGAAGAAGTTTATGAGTTATGTCATTATACGAACCTACAACCATTATGGGCTGAAGTTAATTTGAAAAAAGGAGCTAAGATTTTATCTTAGCTCTCTTTTCTTAAAGAACCATCGTAATGATGGAAGCGATGGTGTTCCGTTGGTGTTAATAACAAAATACCTGGTTTAATATTACCTTTAACTGTTTCTTGATAACAATGAGACATAAGAGTTTGCTCATAAGGAAACGACCATTGCGTCTCAAGATAACATTTATAATTACCTGATTTACTTAACACAATTGGCCAGTTAGACAGATAGATTTCACCGTCAATATATGGTAATCCTTGATGTATTTTAATGTTATTAAATTTAGTTCTTGGTGCATTTGGGTCTAATCCTTGGACAGGTAAGGATGTTTTTTCAGGAAATAATTCTTTTCTAACATGTTGAGGTACATTATACCATGAAAATTGTATGTCATTTGAGCCATAAAATTCAGTAAAACTTAATTTTAAAAAATCAAAATTTTCATTTTTCATAATTTGTAATGATTTTGAATATAAGTTTGGAACAAATCTATTAAAACCATTTCTACATACTTCACCTTTTTTAAGGTAAAAACTCATGTCATCTTCAAACCAGAATTGGAAGTCCAATCCTGTTTCGTCAAAATGTTCGGCAACAAATACTCTACCACCAACAATTCCAATATTATCTTTCTTAATATGTTCAAATCCGTATTCATCACAAAGTTCTTTATATCTTGGAGTTGTTGATAAATCGGTTGAATTATCTAATAAAAATTTCTTAGGTTTAAGAATAAAATCTTTATCATATTCTAACATTGATTGAATTAATGTTTCAAATTGACTCGGACTATTAAATGTGATTACGTATAGACCTACTTTGTTTATATCCAAATTATTACCTACTTGTACCGGACTTTCGTTCTTAACTTTTAACGTATCATTTTTTAAATCTTCAAAAAACTTACCAATCAAACCATTACTTTCAATTTCAAAATAATTAATAAGGTCGGCGTGTTTATAACACATAATACTGAATATTGATTCTTCAGTACCCATATAACCTTCATTTAATGTTGACATTAATAAATTATAATAAATTCCATTAATATCACTAATAGTATGTTTAGGACCTCCGAAGAAACCACCACGAGCGACTTTAGTAACTTTGTCTCCAGCAATTGAATTTAATTTATTATATTCAAATCCATGTATTTCATTTTCTGCATCATATGGGAAACAGATGAATGAGAATTTAGAAATATATTTTGATAATTTATCTAAAACTTTATCATGTGTAAAATAACCAGGATGTACGGTATTTGTCAATCCACCATCAATCCAAAACATATATTCGGAATTGAATTGGTCCATAATTTTGGCATCGTGTAATAAAAACACTTTTGACATAACTAATGGATTATAGTTTTCTAGTCTAGCCTGAGTTGATTCAGATAACCATCCAGCTCTACTTCTCCAGTTGTCATCATTTCTGATTTTTTGAATTTTGTCAAAAAATTCAGAGTTAGTGAACCAACTAAGTGGTCGGGTAATAAATTGAGTATTTTCAGTACTTCTTCTTTTGAAAACAAATTCTTTTAGTTCTTCATCTCCAAAGATGATTAAGTTTTCTTCTACTTCTAATAGTTTTTCAAACTTGTCTAAATAATGTTGATAAGGTCTTGACCATCCTTCTGTTAATTCTCCACGACCGATATCCCAAATACCTGTTACTAATGTTATATTACTCATATTTTTAACTATTTAAAATTTCGTGCCAAACCATATATAACGGTTTAGGTTTATTCCAATTTTTCTCCCACATTTCAAAATGAAACTCATCGTGTTCGTTAGTTTGATGAACATCAAATGAAAATGGAATAATATGATTTTCATCAAATTTATCATAAACAACTTTCATAATTGATTCTTCTGTACATAAAAAATTATTGTTCAACACTTTACCCGAAATATCCCAATAAGAATCAATATACTTTTTAAGTTGTTTTGTATCACCGCCAATTAACCCCCCGATTGGAAAATATTTGATAATATCATAGTTAATAATACCGTGTTGTTTAAATTCATAACTTGTTTGTGGGTTCCCACCAACTAGTGTTACAATTTTATCATCACATATTTGATTTAATTTATCAAAAATTTTGGTGTTAAATAAATTTGTAAAGTCATATTGTAAAATTTCATTATTGGCCCAAGCCACTGGTCCTTGACCAGTGTGATACGACTTATCACCAAAAGGAACACAGTACCGCCATGGAAAAATTCCAGGGTGTTGTAACCCAATATCTACCCAATACACTCTATCAAACCCCTCAAGTTCTTGTTCTAAAACTTGAAACTTCCCCCACATTATTTCCACACCTCTACCGTCAAGACCATTATGTTCAAAATCAATATCTCTGACTCTACTAATTTCATTGTGTAGTTTCATGTCAGTTAGTTCAAGAATTTTAATTTCTAGATTATCTAATTGATATTGGTCTTTTAATCTGATAAGCTCTTGTTCATTTTTTTTGTGGGTATAACAAACTATTGGTAATTTGATACCACGGCAATGACTTATTAATGACCCCAAATATCTTGGTTTTCTACTTGCTCTTGTTCCTTGAAATGGATACCCCTCAACATCCATCCAATACGATGTGACTATTTTAGATTTCATTAAAATCTTGTGTGAAAATCTCCTAGTTTAGTATAAAATGAAAAACAATTCTGTATTAAATTAAAATACCCTTGATATGCGTATTTCATTTCTGCCTCTAATGCGGAAATACCAATTTCAAAACCATCGGGATAATTTCTAATATCATTAGCAATACTATACCAAAGGAATTGTTCCCATCTTTGAACGAAGAATCTAAATTTCCAATTATTTTTGAACACTAAAAATTGTTCATTAACAACGTGAGCCTCATCCCATTTTGTATGTTCAAACACATCGTAATCGTAAAGTTTTTCGCGGAAGAAACTTTGTTCAGGTTGTAATTTATGTGGTCCAATGGGGGCAGGTCTTTCAAACAAAAAATCAAGATTATCTTTTTCCATGTAAGATAGCATATTTAAAATTTTTTCTTCAGAAAAACCATCATGCATTCTCCAATCACCATCAGTAAAAATAATATATTCAGGTTTTATACCTGTTTGTTTTTCATGTTCTAAAATATGTTTTAATGATAAAACTTTTAAATTTAGATTAAAACTAAAACCGCCTCTTGAATCGTGCAATGGAGGGTTAACTAATTTAGTGTAAATTCTATCTCCTTGATTTTGTAATTCAGGGTTAGTTGTTGTGATAAAAAATTCACATTGTGTTGTTTTATCTTTTAATTCTTTATAGAATTGCGGAGTAATTGATTCGTAGGGTTCGTTAACCGCTAGTGTTGTAAAACAGTATTTCATAATTATAGATTTAATTCGTTTAAAAATTGTAAACATTTTTCACCGCTTGGTTTCGTTGGTTCGTCATTCTCGTCTAACTGAATACCGATAAAAAAATGTTTATTATCTCTTGGGATGTATGTTTCTTTTTTATCATACCCAAAATATAGAAGATTAGATTTATCAATGTTTTCCATGTATTGATAAAGTATATCTTGGTCTGCCCCCCATCTTAAGTCAGATGTATTAACAAACTGAATAAAATGACTTTCAAATTCTTGTATTTTTCTTTTAATACCAAATAAACCACTTGGTACTGGTGCGTGCCATGGATGGTCTCTAATTATAAAATAATCTTGATTACTCTCCTCCCACATTCTAATATATTGAACTTCTCTCTCAGATAATCTACTATCTAAATCTCTAGCTAATGTTGGTACGTTTTCTAAAAAGGATAAGAATCTCCAAAAATATGGAAAATGTATTGATTCTTTTTCACCTAATTTAACGTTTGAAACGTCAATCATTGTTGCTCCCAAATCGGTGAGTTTAGCAACATAATCTTGTAATACGTTTTGTGGGTGATAGTAGATTACTGTAGTCCAATCGGGTAATAATTTTTTATTAATTATTATATTTTTTTCAGCACCAATAAAATATTTTAGTTCATTACCAAAAAGGCTAAATGAGATGTGTTTCATATTACTCTATAATTTTAGTAAAGAAATTTAAAATGTAATCCTCATCAAAATAAATTGGTAATTTATTATCAATAAAGATAGGTTCTTCAAAGTATCCTTTTAATCTATCTTTGTCATTATATAATTCATCCAAAAATTCAACTAAAGATTCAAAATTTTTAAAATTATGACAATTAATGAATGATTTAGGATTAAATCCTTCTGTCTCAATATATTGATTACCATAAAATAATGGGATGGTATTTGCCGCGTAAGCATGGATTATTTTTTCTTGAGTCAAATAATCTGTATTTGTAAATTGGTAAGAAATATTAAATACTGTATCTGAAAAGAATTCAATTTTATCCCTATAGGTTAATCCATCAATTTTACCTATGTACTCTTTGTTTGAATAGTTGTGGTACTTATGTGGATTTAATGTTTCTTCATCAGGAACCGTTCTACGCCAAGGGCCTGAAGACTTAATAAAATGTTTTGATTGAATTATGTCAAATAATTTTTCTCTATCGGGATTATTACTTGCTTGAACGATGCTACAAAAATGTTTCTTATCCTCAAGTATTTTTGAACCATCTCTTTTTTCAGTTAACCAACCAAACGGTGATTCAAACATTCCACCTTCATTGTGTAATACAAATGTGTCTAACACTAAGGTTGGAAATCTGAGATATCTTTCATTATCAATATGCTCATATCCTAACGCATAATAGTTATCACCTTTATTTAAATGCGAATTAAAATCAGGTCTTGCTTCTCCACTAATAAAAACTTTTTTTACCGAGTCATCGTATTGGTGAATACCTCTTACAGTTTCATTAGTATAATAATCTAATTCGTTTTCACGATAAAATTGATTTGTATAAATAACAATATCAGGATTTATTGAGTCAATTACAACGTCGTATTTTTTACTTAAAATATTTACGAAATAATTCATCCAAGAAAAGTTTCCAACGCCGGGAAAACTAGCTCTTGATAATTTTACTGTTTTTTTCATTTATATATGTTTTCTATTGGAATAAAAGTGTATCGGTCTTCATCATCAACTTTTAAATTAACAAATTGATTAAAAACTTCGTTATTTGAATTTGGACCATCATTAGTTGTTGGCCAATATATTTTATCAGCGTTTGATAAAAAACTTGTCCAAAATGAAAAAGTTCCTTGGCATGCAATAATTTTATTAAAAGAGGTTATTTCTGAAAAGATATCCAAAATACCTGACTCTAAATAAATTGGGTTATATTTTTCTAATTTTTTGATTAAACTTTGATGTTTATATAAATGGTCGTATCCAACATATAATTTATCAAAAGATTCATTTTCAATAATGTTAAGATAATATTCATCGGGTAATACAAATCTAGCATCATCCCTACTGTTTCTTAACATTATAACCATATCATTATTATTTTTCTTTGGTTTAACCAAACTTGAATAATATGAACGAATCTGTTCTTTATATGGTTTTACGTAATCATATTTTGTAAAGTAACCTAACACTTCTATATGATGATTTTTATAATTATTTAAAAAATTTTCTAAACCATTAAAGTTATATAGGTCAATATCATCCATTGATTTCGTTGGAGTTTCAACTCTGTTTCGTCCTGTAATACTTTTAAATGGAAAAATTTCATTTACATAACCACCCACACTTGTTAATTCTCTCCTTATTAAAGGATTTTCGGGTACAATCAAATCGTAATCAAGAATATCTGCCGCTACACGACTAATCCCATATATAAATAATTTATTACCTAAATTTTTCCTAAAAGACGAAAAATGTCCTCCAAGAAGACCTTCAACGTAATCATCGTAAAATGTTATCATAATTAATTAAATATCACTAGTCCAGTACCTGTTGAGTGACCAATGTGGGTTATATCATTTTTCAATAAATTTATGTTTTCCCAAAAACTTTTCATATTATCATTAAGATATATGTCGTCTAATAGTAAATTACCTTTATAATTAATTTGTATTAAATAATCTAAAAACTCTCGCTCAAACGTACCATCGTGAAAAGTATCTAATAATATCACTGGAGAGTTGAGTATTAAGTCATCATACTTACCGTTAATAACGTTATCTATAATAAATTCAATATTTGCGGGGGTCTCATTTAAGTCTAATTGATTTTCAACATTAAATGAAAACACTTTATTACTACTATTCATCGATAACGCCAATGCTGAACACCCTTTTAGTGTTCCAATATCAAGTATATTAACTGAATTGTGATTTTGTGAAATATAAGATAAAAGCCTGTAATGTTCTTGTCCTGATTTGGACATAAAATAACCTTGATATTCCAAAGAATTTATTATTTGTGAATATGATAATAAATCTATATTATCTAATTCTTCATTTGTTATTGTTAAAAAATCCATATTTAACTAATGTGATTGTGGTTTAATTGTCCAGTTAATCTATCGCACCAACCTTTTGATTCTGAGTGAGGCCAAACAACCCAATGGGTCGGCATTATTGTGGTTGGAAACTCTCTCCACACCTTACAATAGTTATCAGGGTCTCTGAAGAATCCTGCAATTTCATTTTTATCGGCATCTCTTCGGTAAATCGTTTCATCATTTGGACCGTGGAATGCGACAACCCAAAAGTCGTAATCTTTTTCAGGAACACTTGAATATGCAACGTCAATGCAATGTTTATAAATTGTTGAAAAACTTTTTTTCCATTCTTCTTCATCTTCGATTAAAGGACTTGGCGGATATTGTTTATCCAAACAATGTTGGTCCACCGCTCTTTTTTCGAATAATAAACCAGCATATCGTTCATATTCCCTTAAGGTTCTTACAGTTCCGAATCCGTATGGACCATCGTGACCTTCTTGAGTTTCACCATCCATACCAAATAGTTTTCTATTAGTGAGGTGAGAGTGTTTGTTTTTTTCACCCCATGTCCGATCATCATCCCACTGTTTAGTTCTACCTTTACGGGTGTATTCGTGATAAACTACAGGAATGTGTGGGTGGAACAAATCATATCCCCAAGTGTATGCTCTTGCTGCGATAGAGATTTCTTCTCCGTGGAAATAGTATTCAGGATTGTGTTGTACTTCAGTTGAGAATTGTCCGAGTGTAAAACAGAAGTGAGCGGAGTAGAATCTTGATGTAACAGGTTTTGTCATCTCTCTCCAACCTGGAATTGTTTCAGGAAGGAAGAATACAGCTCCTTCAGGAATGAATCTATCGAATGCCATTCTCCATGCGTCTTGAGATCTGCCTGCAGGTTCATTTTCAGGGTCAAATGACGGGACATAACCTGTTAGTAAAGGTTTCTTATATCCATCCTTTTGTAATCCTTTAATCATCTTAATTAACACATCATCCCAATCCTTAATGAATCTCATGTGAGAATCAATTTGTAGGGTATATTCTTCACCATCATATAATTGTTGGGTAAGATTTCTGGCAAAACAAACTCCCTTAGATTCCTGATATGGAATATCCAAGATTTTGAATCTTTTATCTTTCCTGTATTCATCTAAATTATCGAATCCGTCAGATTCACTAAATTGTCTTGCGATACCGAAAACCAAATTCTTTGGTTTTTTTGCATTTGCAATCATATCTTTAAGGGTTGGAACCAACTGTGGGTCTCTGTAAGAAGCTATCTGAATAAAAATTTTCATTTGATTTATATTTTACTATAAAATAAAAAAACCCTCTGATAAGTAGAGGGTTTTTGAATATAATTTTTAACTTCTTTTGAAGTAAAAACAATTTTTATGGTACATTAATTACATTAATCACACCTTGCATTACGCCGTGGATTTGACAGATGTAGTAAAGTGTGGATGGTGCGTTAGAAGGAACAACAAAAGTAATTGTACCATTTTCGATTCCATTATTTGTTACACCATCGTTATATGCATTACCTGTACCAGTCACTGGTGTTGTTTTTATCCAAAACGGATGTCCAGTTGCATTTATATTAAATGTGTAAGTTTGACCTTCAGTTACAGTTAATGTTGGATTTGATTGTCCGTTTATGATATAAGCTGACGCTCCACTATTAGTTACAGTAAATGTATTCGGAGGTGTTGCAGTTGGTGTTGGAGTTCTTGTTGGTGTTACACTCGGAGTTAAAGTGTTAGTTGGTGTAATACTTGGTGTTACACTCGGAGTTAGAGTATTAGTTGGAGTTACACTCGGAGTTAGAGTGTTAGTTGGAGTTAAAGTGTTAGTTGGTGTAATACTTGGTGTTACACTCGGAGTTAAAGTATTAGTTGGAGTTACACTTGATGTTGGTGTATTTGTTGGTGTTAATGTGTTAGTTGGTGTAATACTTGGTGTTACACTCGGAGTTAAAGTGTTAGTTGGTGTTACACTTGATGTTGGTGTATTTGTTGGTGTAATACTTGGTGTTACACTCGGAGTTAAAGTGTTAGTTGGTGTTAAAGTGTTAGTTGGAGTTAATGTGTTAGTTGGAGTATTTGTTGGTGTTACGCTAGGAGTTAGAGTGTTAGTTGGAGTTAATGTGTTAGTTGGAGTCTGAGTATTTGTTGGTGTTAATGTGTTAGTTGGAGTTATACTTGGTGTATTTGTTGGAGTTACACTTGGTGTTACACTCGGAGTTGGGGTGTTAGTTGGAGTTAATGTGTTAGTTGGAGTCAATGTGTTAGTTGGAGTATTAGTCGGTGTCACACTTGGAGTTAATGTGTTAGTTGGAGTATTTGTTGGTGTTATAGTATTAGTTGGGGTTGGAGTTTGTGTTGGAGTATTAGTAGGTGTTACAGAAGTTGGTGGGAATAACCCTTGATTAATCAATGATATAACTGACACAAATGAAGGTGCCACAGTATATGTACCATCAATCACCCATATATTTTTTGTTTGATTTGGTTCTAATTCAACTTGATAATCCCACATTGAATCATCACATCTTCTATAACTGAAATTAACTATCGACGAACCGATATTCGTGAGTACATATTTGCTACATGCCATTGTTTTTCTTATTTAATTTATAAATAGTGCAAACTATCTGAATTTAATTTTTTTCATAAAAATCTTTATGTTAATTGTTTAAAAAAATATTAATTGATATAAAATAAAAAAACTCATACATTTTTGATGTTATGAGTTTTTTTTCATGAAATGTGTAAATTTTAAACTTCGGTCTTGGATAAAAGTTTGTCCAATAAAATTGGGAAATAGGTTTCGGTTTCAACATTAAACAATTCTTCAACATCGATATTAGGAACCTCAACAAACTTTTCAATATTAGATAATTCTAATAATTGAAATTGTAATTCTTCCCTTTTTTCTGCAGGAACAATATAACTATTTTCCTCTTGTGTTCCAAGTTCCTTGAAGATAGATAATTGCGCTTCTTCATATTCTTTAACATATTCTGTTAATTTTTTATTAAGCTCATTAACTAAGATATATTTTACTTTAACACTTAGTTTGTGAGATAACACACCTTTACTTCTTTCTCCTGTTTCAGAGTTTAACAATTTACCATTCAACTCTTCGAATAGTTGAGCAATTTCAGCAAGTTTTAATTTCATAATAACATATTCATTTATACTAAAATATTAATATTAATTAATATTATCAATAGTTTTATCAGGTAAAAATCAAATTATTTTTTATGATTCAAGGGTTGGTGTTGGAGTAGGAGTTTCAGTTGGAGTCGGAGTTTCAGTTTCAGTTGGAGTAGGTGTTGGAGTTAATGTTTCAGTTGGAGTAACTGTTGGTGTTGGAGTTGGTGTTGAAGATGGTTGAACATAATCACCAGTGATTGTAAGATTTAATTGTTCAGCTACCCAATCCCAAGCATAACTATCTACTTGCCACTGAGCATAAGCTTCACCAGTCATGTTTAGATTTCCTTGTGCAACTTGTGTGCCTATATATCCAAATTCCAATTCGGAAAATAGTGAATAATAAAATGTTGCACTTGTGTTAAGCGTAACATTCACCGCATATGTATTAAGAATCTTTGCTTGTAATACTTGTCCGTTGTCCCATATTGAGACTGGTTCGATTGTTTTCATATTATTTTTCGTTTTATATAAATAT